CCAATCAGGTAAGGGTATCATGTACACAACTGGTGCCTTGTTTGCTCCAAGTTATGATTTATTACAAGTAACTGCAAATGCAACCGCAGTTGGTTCAACAATCACTTGTACAACAGACGATACAGATCATGGTTTACAAGTAGGTGGTGGTATTAGATTAATAGGTATTAACACAGTTGGCTATGATGGCGACTATATTGTATCAGATGTAAACAATGAAAGAGAATTTGAAGTATTGGCCACAAGTGCATTAGGATCAACAACTCCAGAATTAAGTGCCAAAGCACAGGTATCAATAAAAACATTCCATGGTGCAACAGTACGTTCAGGATGTTTTGATGATCAAAACGGTATTTTCTTTGAATATGATGGCACACAATTTAGTGCTGTTCAAAGAACTGCAACATTACAGTTAGCAGGTGTTGTTGATATAGCGGTAGATACGAACAGTGTTACTGGTACTGGTACAAGGTTTAGAGAACAATTAAAAACAGGTGATAGAGTTGTCATCAAAGGTATGACACACGTGGTAACTGATGTCATTAGTAATACAAGTATGTCAGTTGCACCTGACTTTAGAGGTGTTACAGATGTTCTTTCAAGTAAATTATGTTTGATTCAAGATAAAAAAACAGAACAAAAAGACTTTAATAGAGATAAAGGTGACGGTACAGGCGCAAGTGGATACAACATTGACATCAGTAAGATGCAGATGGTTGGGATACAATACAGTTGGTACGGTGCTGGATTTATCGATTATATGCTCAGAGGAGCAGATGGTAACTTTGTGTTCATGCACAGAATGAGAAACTCCAACGTTAATACAGAAGCATTTATGAGAACTGGTAATATGCCGGTTAGATATGAGGTAACCAACGAAGGACCTGTTGGCAAATTAAGTGCAGACGTAACAGATGTTGCAACAGTATTACCGTTAGAAGACGCTTCTTTCTTCCCACCAGAAGGAGGAATAGTTTACATAGATAATGAGATGATACAGTTTACTGGTGTTGATGGGAAAAATCTTACAGGTTGTACACGTGGCGCACAGATGTCTAACTTTGCCTCAGGCGCAACAAGAACATATTCGGCGGGAACAGCAGAACCACATACTAGAAACACTGGAGTACCGTTAATTAGTAACACAATTAGTCCAATTATATCACACTGGGGATCTGCTTATATTACAGATGGTGGATTTGACTTTGATAGAGGATATTTGTTTAGTTATAAAGCAACAGGAACAAGTGTAAGTACAACAAGATATACTTCTTTCTTGATTAGACTAGCACCTAGTGTATCAAACGCGATTGTTGGTGACTTAGGTGAAAGAGAATTGTTAAACAGAGCCCAGTTGCTACTTGATGGACTAGAGGTTACTTCAGAACCAAATGCTTCAGGACAAAAAGGTGGTATTGTTATTGAAGGTGTGTTGAATCCACAGAACTATCCTGTTAATCCAAATGACATTGGTTGGGAAGGTATATCAGGACTAGCGTCAGGAGGTCAACCAAGTTTTGCTCAGATCGCCGCGGGTGGATCTGTTAACTGGAACGGTGGTGCAACACAAACAACTGCAACAGCAACAGTGGCAACAGACATTGATAGTGGCTTTAACTATACCAGAGCACAACAGTACAATGATAGATATAGTCCTATTACGATTGACTACTCACCAATACAAACAGTTGGTACTCCGTTGGTAGGATCATATATAGAATCACAAAATCCAACTAATGCCTTTAATGCAAACCAATACACTGTAAGTGGAGTAGGACCATTAGAAGGTAACGGCTTTAGATATAGAATATTCTACACAGGCCCTAATGGAACTAACAGAGCAAGTGGCTTATCTACAACAAGTACAAATTTAAAATTTATTTACAAAACGTACACAGGATTTACAAACAAATTATTGTTTACAAAAGCATCTTGGGACGCCTCAGGAGCAGGACAAGGTACAGAGGTTGCGGCAAGTGACTTGAATTGGCCAGCAGGTACATTTGTACAGTCGGTTAATGCATTAAATCACAGTGGTACAGAGTTTTACGAAGTTACATTTAACCAAACATCGGTTGCAACTATAAGTGCTGGTGATACTGTGACGTTCTTATTTGGTAATCCACCTTATGCACAGCCAGGTGAAACAATATTTTCATTTATTGCACAACCAGGTGAAAGAGCAACACTTGATCTAGGTGAAATTAAAGAATTAACAAATACAACACTAGGTGGAAGAGGTACTTTTCCAAATGGTCCAGACGTATTAGCGATTAACGTTTATAAAACTGCGGGATCGGCCGTAGATGCAAATATTATTCTACGTTGGTCGGAGGCACAGGCTTAACTTCTTCTGGTTTTTGACTATCACCAGGTATAATCCTATAATTATCTTCAACAGAGTCAGCGGTACTAACCTCAGTAACTGAACTATTAGGTTCTAATGCTTCTAATTGGTGCGGTTGTAGTGGAGGATTGTGCCAAGTATCACCAGGATTAAGTTCCTTGGTGTAAAGTTTTGCTTCTTGTGTGTCTATATACCTTAATAAAAATTTTCCTTGATTAACAAACCAAGATTCTTCCTTCTCTTTATGGAAGTGCATTGAAAACTTTGCACCTTTCTTTTCAAATACCATAATTTTACCGCAATACTTGTCATTGGTTGCCCATATTAATTCATATCCCCAACCCTTAGGCACTTTTCCTTCTAATCGATTACTCATTTAGGTATTTTCCTTTAATTGCATTATAACTTCCTTTAAATTTACTTTGAAACTTAAGGTTTGACTTGTAACTCTCAATAAATTTTGCATCATCTTCATCTTTTACCGTATAATTTATTTTATCTAATTTTACAGGCTTGTACATTGCAATTGGCGTGCCTTTTTTCAGTAAAAATTCACCTTTTTTCTTAATTAATAATTGTTGGTTAATTTGATGACTCCATTCTGTGTATGTAAGTCCAGGAAGGCACTCAAAATCTTCACTAAAATTGTAAAACATAGGCAGTTGCATCATGCCCCATCCTTTACTTGTCTTTACTCTCCACGGACAATCTGTTTTTGCCACTACCATCACTTCATTTTTTACATTTTTTGGAGTATGGTCTAGGAACTGTTCTTTGAAATGCAACGACATTGTAAAATCTTCATTGCTACATTTCCAACCAAAGTCTTTTTCACTAACATTTAGGTAAAAGTCTGCCCACAATGGAATAACAAAAGCGTCTTTGTAAAAATCAACTATGCCAGGACAATTTTTAAACGTTCCTTTGTCAAATGGATTGTCTTCTTCTAGCCATCTTGGCATTTTCTTGAACCAATCAGGAAGAAACTTGTTTGCTGGTTGTACTGGTTCTAATTCCGTAAGGCCAGGAACAGTACTCCACCACTCAACTTTAGGTTTTTTACTGCCTATCAATCCAGTCAATAACGTATTCAAACTCATAGTTTAAAATATCCTGTAATTTTTTGTTATCAGCACAGGTATATGCTTGATAATTTTTTGCTATTTCTTTAGGCATTGGAATTAAGTCAACACCTACACCATATTTGTAAGCAATTTTATATGCAATGGTTTTAAAACTAACTGCTTCTCCTGTACCAACGTTAAAAATACCACTTTGATCAACATCTAACATTTTTTCATGTATTTTACAAACGTCTTCTATGCTAACAAAATCACGTTTGTAGTTTTCACTGTTTTCAAACAGTTTAATATCTTGATTTGCTTTTGCTTGTTTGGTAAATTTACTTACAGGACTCATTTGATCACCTTTATGATCCTCTCCATTGCCATAAACATTGAAATATCTAAAACCTTGTATGTTAATTTTAAAATCTTTCATGTAACTTTGTACAAATCTATCAACTAGATACTTTGACCAACCATATGGACTTTCCGGAAGTAAAGGTGCGTTCTCATTAAAGTTTTTAGTATTGCCATATAAGTTAGCAGTGCTAGAATATTGCATACTTGTACCCATCATGTCACAAAGTTCTATAAGTTTCATAGTGAAATCTGTGTTTTGTGTCATGATTTTTTCAACATCTGTTTCTGTGGTACTGCTAATGGCACCACAATGTATGACTCTATCACATTGTGAAGGATCAGGATACTTATTAGGTATGTAAGTCCACCCTTCGACCTGATGTCCTGCATTCACTAGATGACTTGCAACTGCATTTCCTATAAAACCATCTGTACCAGTAACTAAAATTTTCATTGTTTTATCTTTTCTATTGTTTCAGTTGTGCTATGTCCTTCAATAGTTGGAAAAATTACAACTTTTGCAAGTTCGTTACCAACAGTAGTTTCTACTGTATAGTCTCCACCTTTAACAATAATATCAGGACGTATTTTTACTATTTCATCTATTGGTGTATCACCGTCAAATATAACAACATCGTCGATGAATCCTAATTGTTCTAAAGTTTCTTTGCGTTTAAATTCACTGTTAATGGGTCTAGTTTCTCCTTTTAAACGTTTTACACTACTGTCGCTATTAATACCTACTATCAAACGTTTACCAAGCGTTGCGGCGTGTCTAAGAAGTTTTAAATGGCCAGTATGCAGTATATCAAACACTCCATTAGTCCATACAACTCCTCTGTTTAAGTCATCTTCTGTTACCACAGTGACTCCTCTTTTTTCAACAACACGTGAAGCACCATAACAAGCAAGGCTACATGAATCTGGAACACTTTTTCCTTGGTTTATTCCATGTGCGATTATTGCCATTACAGTATCGCCTGCTCCTGACACATCAGCAACCTCTTGTACTTCTTCTTTACAATGCCAATTATCTTGTGCATTTATAACGTGTATTCCATCTGCACCTGCTGTCACAACAAGCCAGTCCCATTTATATTTTAATAAATTTTCTCTTGCATTTTCATATGAAAATTCTCCAAACCATTCTACATATTCTTTCATGTTTGGTTTTACTAAAAAAGCACCAGTGTAAAATGAAGGATCTTGTTTAGGATCAACTAACACCATTGCACCTTTTTCTAATAATTTACTTACAGTATCTTTCCTAACTGCACCTTTATTATAATCACTGATTACAACTGTATCATTTTGCTGAACAGCATTTAAAAATTCTTTTTCTGCGTCATCACATTCACATATTGAATCAGTATCGAATCTACAAATTTGTTGTCCTTGTGTGCTTACTATACGAACTTTACTTGTTGTGGCTTCTAAGCAACTTGTTAAACAGGAACAAACATTTGTAAGTAATAAAAGTTCTAAAAATTTATTTCCTTGTTTGTCTTTGCCTAATGGACCATACAAATCAACCGGGCCATTTATACTTGCAAGATTAACTGCTAAATTTCCTGCACCGCCAACATTACATCTATAATCATTTTCTAATAAAACCGGAACAGGTGCCTCTGGACTTATACGGTCCACTGATCCTATTCTCCATTCGTCAAGCATTACGTCACCGTAGACTAAAATGGCCATTACTTCTCCAATAGTTGAATTAAATCAAATACAGTTTCTAATTTAGTTTGATTTGTTTTGTTTTGTAAAGTGTTTTTTAATCCCATGTGTAATGGCTTTGGCCATTTATTAAAACTTGCCCATGCATAACCATCATGTTCTTCATTTAATACAGGAATAAACTCTTCGTTGACTACAACAAGATATGTGTGAAATTTAAATTTTTCATCTGTGCTTACAAAAGTTTCTAAAGGAATTGTTTTGGTAATTTTTGGTAAGTTGCCAATTTCTTCTTTTATTTCTCTTTGTAGGCTTTCCCATGGAGTTTCTTTGGTATTGTTAGTACCACCTACTAAACCCCATACGTTGTTTTGTTTGCTCTGTACTCTATGTAAAAATAAAAATCTTTTGGTTTTTAATGAATAGAATAAGGCTCCGCTACAAATAATATCTTGACTCATACTATTAATTATTTAAAATAGTAGGTGCCAAGTGCCGTTTCGGTATTCGCCTTCGAAAGATAGCACCCATTCTTCGCCAGTCCATTTATATTGGATGCCTGTATTTAGATTAGTTTGGTAAATTATCTCATTATTAGCACTTGCATCAAACAGTATTGACCATTTAGATCCGTCCCATTCAACTATGTCATTATTACTAGCAACAAAGTCAGTGTTATCTGCATTCTTCCAAGCATCAGGACCGTCTGTATTACTTGTACTTCCTACGTCTCCTAACAATAAGAATCTTGTACCTGCTGTTTTTTGCACTGTTGGATTAAAAGTAGTAGGATCTATTATATAATCAATTTTACTTCTGTTTCCTGTTGACCCTGCAATAACCTTATCTGTTGGGAAAGTATCTGTGTCCCAATTTATAATTAAATTTCTATCATCTGTACTGTCAATAGCAACACTACCATTAATACTTGTAGTTCTTCCAGTTCTTGATAATTGCAACTGACTTAAACCTGATCTAAATTTACCAGGCATTGCTTCAACATATTGGTTCCAAGTAACGCCACCTATTTTGCCTTTGTGAATTAATTTAGCAACATTGCCCATCACTAGTATATCTAAATTGTTATAAGTTGTTACCCTTACACTTGCAGTATCTTTACGTTTTACTTTACTGCTTTCTTCAAGGTCAGTAGTAGGACTTTCAGCACCACCATCGCTGTATGATTTAAGTTCTGGCATACTTTCACCTAAGTCTATTGTACCTCGACTTTCATCAAAAATACTCATTACTATATTTGTTATCACTCCTAGTTTTTTAACTTTAGTAGGAGGTGAAATGTATATTGGTGTTTTTAATCCTAATTGACTTACATCTATTTCGCTTTCTGTTCCAACAGGAATACTTCTTGAACTAAAGTTTACGTTTTCTAGTTCAACAACACTTAAACTTGTCCAGTCTACATAGTTGTCAGTAGTTTGTATTTCTAGACTAGGATTAAACATCATTAAAATTTGTTCCATAATTTGTAATTTTTGATCAGTATTTGTAGACCAAATATCTGCTGTCATTTCTAATGTATATGGTGTTGGCATTAAACGTTCAACGGTCACGTTTTTACCTTGCGTATTTAAATATTCTTTTCCTGCACTATCATATGTGCGTTCTCTTAAATGAACTTTACTTACAAATGTACTATCACTTACTCTATCTCTGTCTAATTGTAATCCTGATATGTAAACACTTATACGTGGAGCGGATGGAATTTTATTTTCTGAATTATCTCTCATTATGTGGCCAACCTGTCTTGTTATATCTCCGTACATGACAGGAACTTTTACTAAAGCACCTTTACCATCTTTATAGGTAAAATTGCTCAACAACCTAATCATTTGAGTAACATATCTTCTTATCTGACCATCATAGAAATGTTGCATTAGTTATCCGCCTTAGGTTTTAGTGCTTTTGAAATTGCTTGTCTTTCAATAACAGTATCACCACCAATGTTTGTGGTTTTTGTGTTATTAATAAACGAACCTTTTTGTGTATTTTTTGTAGGACTATTAGTTAAGTTGTGTCTTACTGCATCTTCAACTTTTACCCAACGTCTACTGTCAAATCTAAATAATCTATTTGGCATAAAATCTGTCCTTAAAAAGTAATCTCCCTCAATACTTGCAGTTGGGAAACTTATACCATGACCAAATACCTCACCATTTGGTGCTAGTCCGTCACCTATTAAGTAACCTTGATATCCACTACGTTCAGGAGTTTGATTTACTCTACTTGCATCTAGGTTACCACTTGCAACACTGGCATCAATAGTTGCTTCATCTGTTGTTACTAGTTCAGGATTGTTATTTGCATCAACCTGTAACGTGTATAAGTGTGATGTATCATAACCTGATTTAGGTGCATCTGCTTCTGCTTGTCCAACAACTGCATCATTGACTTGCATTTCTCTTTCATAAGTTGATAATACATCTCTTAAAGTCTGTGATGAACCTTCTTCAGTTGGTAAGTCAAGTATTTCTTTGAATTCTTGTGAATCAACAATCTGTTTCATTTTGATTCTATATAAATGCGGATACCAAGTTTGTGAAAATCCTTCACTTGCACGATTCACATCTTCAACAACATAAAACCTTTTGAGTGCAACACTATAATCATTCAATGCGTGTTCGTCTTTAAGATGAGGTAATTCTAAAACATCACCTGACATAATTTTTCTACCTAAAGTTTTCACACTATAATTGATAGGTAGTGTCATGAACAATGTATCATTTTGTAAAAACAATCCAAATTGACTCATGTCAAAGTCTACATCTTGCAC